GGGTTATTCGGAGGACCGAGGACCTCCGAGGCTTACACGGGACTGCCTATCAGGAGCATTGATCTTCATCGACGAATGTGCGTTCGTCTTCATCAGGTCATTGTCCGCAGCCCGCATCTGATCGTGGGTTCTACTTTGATAATACTCTCGACGCTCTTCTGCTGTTTCTTCAGGAATTCTTGCCAGCAACAATCCACCGACAGAGATAACACCTGCGTGCTTTCCATCTTCTTGGATCATGCTGTCAAACTCAGGATACTCATCAGCTCTAACCAGTTCATACCCCTCACGGAGTTTGCCTGTTACATTGATTCGATCCTCTTGACCTGCAGACTCAGCCCTTATCCAACGATGCCTATAGCCGGGAGGAGCAGGGGGAGCGTCTAACCGAGAAGGAGGTGCCCAATTTTTACGACGCGCAGTATTTTCGCGAGTCTCAGATTCACGTTTACTGCGAGAAAGTTTTGGTACAGTTTTGTCGTTCATGACTACCTCTTCACATGTTTAGCGTATTCTTCAAGCGGAACCCCTAGCTTTTTAGCGATTGCAACTTCGCTGGGTTTCAACTTTATAGTACGGCGTGCTGAATTGTTGACTCCCGACGATCGGGTTGCAGGCGCCACCGTTTGCACGGGTCGGTTGGTCCTGTTATCTGGCGCAGCTTCTTGGGGCGGTGCTGCTTCCCCAAACTGTTGCGGAAATAAATTACGCATTCTGCGATCTATCTCATCATAGTACTCGTTTGAAGTGGGGTCAAACCCCTCGTTCTTAACAAGTTCTACGTGAATACCCCGCACGGTGTTGGTCATCACGATGTTTTGACCAAACCAAGGGTTCCTTTCTGCCCAGTCCTCAGCCTTAGGGTCAGCTGCTTTTTGTGGCTGTGGAGGAGGCGATACAGGCTGCTGCGCCTCTGGCGCGGGTTCAGCTTTTTGACTATTGAGCTGTTGCTGCTCCCAGATGGCCTGCGTAAGTCTTTGTTGTGCCTCAGTTTCTGTGTCGATATCGCCTTCTTCTCTGGCTCTCTTTACCACAGTCTTGAGTGCGGTGATCTGTGTTTCAACGCGGCCCTTGGCTTCGCCTACTCGCTCTGTAGCAGTCTGCTCGTATTTTTTACGCAAGTCTTCATGCTGCGACTGCACGCTTTTAGCGTATTCCAGAGCAGATGCTTCACGGCGTTCTGTCTCACGTAGACGAGCCGTAAGCTTATCTATTCGTTTCTTTACCTTGTCGGAATACTCATCCAACTGGTCTGAATTAGGTGCAGCCTGATCCTTCTCAGGAGCGGCTTCTTGCTCAACGATGGGTTCTTCCTTTTCAGCGACTTTGGCCTCAGTGCCATCATTATTCATCTCGACCGTCGTTTCCTCTTCGTTGTCTCCAACGTCAAACTGAAGTTCTTCTTGTGGTTCAGCCATTGATATCTCCTTACATGTGCAAAATGTTTTCGGGATCAGTGACTATCCCTAAAATTTCGTCATCATTGAGGAGTCGGATTTCGCCTCCGTCAATCTGAATGCGTGACCCGGCATAGCGCCCAAAAATCACCCAGTCACCTTCCCTGCACCACGGGCCGTCTGGAAATTTAGACGCATCCGCGTATGCCAAAGGCCCTGCCTTTAACACGTATCCCACATTAGTGGCTAGTTGTGTCTTTTCCTGCGTTTCCTTGGCCAGCATAATGCCGCCCTTGGTAGTTGCAGCGCCTCGGTATGGAAGCAAGGCAAGACGCCAGCCCGTCGGCTGGGGAATCAGGTCTCTAACACTTTCTGCAATACCTTCTTCTCTTACCTTTCCATCCTCAGAATACGCATCATTAAGACTTGGCCTAGAGGGTTTTTCCTCTTTTTGCCACTTCTCTTCTAATGCGGTTAGTGTAGGCTCAGATTGCATGTAGTCTCCTTTTAGTCGTCTGAGTATTTTTTAACTTCATTACGAATAACCTCATCAATGAGGTGAATACCCTCCAGACGACCCATCAGAAAACGATAACGCTCCATGTTGGAGACGTTTCCGTTTAAGACAAGTGCTTCTGTGTCCGTTTCTAGCTTTCTAATTTCTCTTAGAACGCGCTCGGCGAACTCCAGCATGGTCGTTTTCCCATGTAAGCAGACGGTTTAATGCCACCATCTGGAAGGCTTAGTAAATCTTTACTTTCTTGTTGCCGTCGCGTTTTCTGACAACTCGAGGCTTTGGCTTGGCCTTGACCGGGCCACCCTTAGCCATTTTGCGCGACTTTCCTGCTTTGCTTAACGCGATAGCCACGGCCTGTTTTTGCGCGGCTTTCTTACTGGCAGGTTTACTGGCGCCTATCTTACCTTTTTTCTCATAGGTTTTAACCAGTTCTTTTACATTTTTGCCTATTGTTTTATTACTTTTCCCACCTTTTAAAGGCACTACCTGCCTCCCTTTGGCGCGTAAATACGCTCTCTGGCCACAGCTGTCCTTTCAGCTGCAATCTTTTCCTGAGACGCAATGCGCTCATCGTTGGCCTGAGCGTTCTCTTGGATACGCATTTGCTCGTTCTGTAGCCCTTGCTGCTTCAGAGCAATTTCAGCCTGATCCTTAGCGGCACGCTGCTGCAGCTCCTGAGCTTTAAGTGCTACCACAGGGTCCTGACCACCTTCTTCGCCGCCACCCATTATCTGACCCTGCATTTCCCTCATATCCATCATGTACTGAGAGACTTTTAGGGCCACAGTAGCTTCACGTTGCATGTCAGAGATCATCTTGTCTGGATCACTGCCATACTGCTCAAACAATTCAGCTTCGGCATCCTCTTCAGCTTTGAGCTTGATGTGGTCCAGAATATGTTTTTGCAGCTCAGTAGCTGCTATAGGGTTGGCCTGCAGTAACGGCGAGAGGCCCATGATCAGATGCGATGCAATGTGGGAATCATGCTGCTGGCCAGCAAAAGCCTGCAGCTGTTTGCCGTCTACTACATCAATGTTCTCACTAGCAGGGTCTTTTGGCATCTGGTTGGTCTGTACCTTCAAGATGCCGTCGATGTCCCGCACGTTCATTGCCTGATACACACGGTAGTACGCCTCGTACATGTTGTGCATCTGTGGGGCGCTCTGAGCCAGCTGGAGCTGCGTTTGAGCCAAAGTAATGCGCTGGGCAGCAGAAAAGATATTCGGGTCCGCTACGGGCAGCACAGCGACCATGTTGTCAAAGTCGCAACGCTTGACTGAACGACAGGCTCCGGGCACGTCATACGGGTACTCATCCGGCAGATACTCGCCGAATCCCTTGAACAACATCTCAAACTCTTGGGTCTGTGCGTAGTACAGCCGCTTATGGATAGCTGACATGACCATAGAACCACGCTCCAGCAGAGCTACTGTGGTGCCCACAGCGGCCTGTTGGTTGCCATCCCCTACCTGCATGTCTGCTGTGCTTGCAAGACGCTTACCGGCGTCCACAGTGAAGCCTAAGAGCGAGAAAAGGGTCTGACTTGGCTCTTTGTATGGCATTGGCAACAAAGAACTGCTCAATTCTGCCCCACCGGCGTCAATATCGCGCCATTCACCCGGTTGGATGGGTGTATTATCGTCCGCTATACGCGCTCCCTTGGCCTTGAAGCCAGCAGGAAGGTTAGATAGCGTACCTGCGTCCAAAAGCTGCCTGAGAGCGGCTGTGGCGGTCTTAGAGAGGCCGCCAATCAGATGCACAAAGCCCAAACCGTAAGCTCCGGGGCCTTCTACCAACACATAATGCACAAAATACTCTTTTCGGCACTTGTATTCGTCGCCTTCGTTCCAGTTTCTGCAAATTTTCAACACTTGACCAGTGTTCTCGTCCACTGTCACAACATAAGGCAGTCTAATTCCGGTTGGATTGCCCTTTTCGTCCACGTCTTCGTAACCGGGAATGTCTAAATCGACCTGAAACTCCAACAAAAACAGCTCTTCAGGCTCTCCAGAGGCTTCTACACCCACCAAACGGTCTACAGCGGCGCCAATTTGGTCAATGTTTTGACCTGCACCGTCTGGATCGACCTCAATGTCCCGATATTCGCCCGCTACAACGCGTTTTTTGAACTCATTTGAGTCCATTGTGATGCGGTGAGTGATACGACGGCACTCAGACATGACACTGGAGCCGTTATAGGGGATGTAAAGGTCATCAGGAAGCACCACCCGGCTGACCATGCGGCCCAGTGGGTAGTCGTAATAGACCTTTTTGAAGGCAGAACCGCCATAGCCTACATAAAACAACAGCTGATCAAACTCCGGTGTGTACTCTTTCATCACCGTGCCGATCTGGTAGTTCATGAAATCCTGCACACGAGACGCCTGCTGGACCTTATCCAGCGTCTCCTTGCCCATTGTCTGGGTTCTAACAGGACCACCAGCTGGCATTAGCTCTTTAAACGCCTGCGCTTGGAACTGGACGATAGATTCGGTAAGCATTGGGTGAACAGCACCCGCTGCACCACGGAATGGCCTGCTGCGCTCTTCAAACTTGAGGCCCAACAGATCAAGGCCCTTGGCATACATCTGCTCCCAGTCCCCTCGAGAACTCTTGTCTGCCTCGAAAAACGCCAATAAATCCAACGAAATCTGGGCTAGATCGCCGTCGTCCATGTCTTCGGCAAGGTTGTCATAGAAGTCAGGGTCTTTTTCTGGAACCAGCTCTATCTCAAACTCACCGTCGTCAGGAAGCACTACCTCAATTTCAGGCATATCCTCCATATCATCTACGACAGAGACCGTCGTATTTGGAGCAAGGTTCACTACTTTATCTATTGGCATGGTCTTGTCCTAGATATATGTTTTGTTGTCTTCTTTGCGGCTAACCATACCGCCACGGTTCATCTCTCGATAGCGCACATTGCTCGGGAGTTCTGTGCCGTCAGACGCGGCTACTGGCTCAGGCGCCTCGGATTTCTTGTGGTAGGTGATACCCTTGGCATACACCCTGTCGCCCACGACAGTGGCCACGTCAAACGATTTAACCGCTTGACCTGTGTTCATGTCTATAAACAAGTGGTGAGCAGCTGGGTTGAACCCAATTTCAACAATGTCGCCGCCTTCTCTAAGCACGTTTCTGTCAGGTGCGTAATTACCGTCAACCGACATGGCAGGGAATTTAGACTTAGCTTCAGGCACATCCATCCCTGAAATCTTAGCCACTATGTTTCTGCGGCCAGTCTGGCTTACGTTAAAGGTGCCGTTTTCTACAGTGGCATAGGGGATATAGGATAAAGCTTTCCCGTTGAAATTATTCTTATGCAAAGTCTGAAGCTTGTCTAAGCCTCGGGGGGCATCGGGGATTCTTGAGTTAAGGTTAAGACGGATACCCACTTTAGTACCCGCTTCAACAGGTGCGTTGATAAGGGCATCTGCTGCTCTTGTCCCTGCAGTGGCATTGGTTGCCAGACTGTCTAAGTTGTCTAGTTGCTCAATACTGTAGTTCCTAAGTCTTTGGCCTGCAGCTAAAGACTCGTCAATACCTACGCCTAGTGGCTCTACGCTATCTTGTCTGCTCTGGAGGTTTTGCCCATCTGCTTGATTCCTTGCATCAACAGTCGGCTGATCTCCTCTGACTTCTGCCGTGCTGTCTTTGACGACGGGTTCGTAGTCGGCTTTAGTGGCGGTGTAGATTTTTTCATTAATTTTATCATCCTTTCTAAATTGCTGAAGAAGCTCAAAGCCTTCCTGCAACGATTTATCATAGTCCATAGTGCTAATTTGATCAATGTTTATGCGTTCTTGCTCTCCGATGCCCTTTTGGTTACTTATTATGTCTATTGTCACATCGTCATTATCTTTGTACTTGTCATAAAGTTTTTTAATGGACTGCCTTGCATCACGGTGCATTCGCATAAAATCTTCAAGCCTTACCGGACGCCCTGTTTCCATGGCTCTATTCAAAGCTAGAGGGAGGGCTTTTATCGGATCACGGTCTATATAAACTATATTGACCGTTTTGCCAGAAACTAACGCTTTTTCAAGTTGGTCATCTACCTTATTGAATTTAGCCATGGTGCCGTCCATAACTAAATCCGCAGCATTCTCTGCCTCTTTTGAGAGTCCCGCAGTTTTACCTGAAGCAGGGCCTCCCCCAGTAAATATCCAGTTACCTTCTTGGCCCATCGTCTCCGCTACTTTTCTGTCATACATTAGTCGTGTTAGGGCGCTTGAAGGCTCATGGACTCGCCCAGACAAAGACCTATCGGCTCTGTACTCTTCACTCAGTTCTCTAACTAGGTCAGGATTAAGAACCTTGCCTCCGTTAGTTTCCCTTATGTTTTCGTATCGCCGTATAGCTGCCTCTGGGTCCGCAGCTATCTCATTGTTGAATTTTAAAGTTAGAGGATCACTAGCCACATAAGAAATACTGGCAACTTGTTCAGCAGGATATTCAGACATCAGTTGAGTCTCTACTCTCGCTCTGGCTGAAGCTCCAGCTATATCGTCCAGCATTCCCCTAGCCGACGTAGTGGCCGCTTCCTCTGCCGCGCTGATCGCAGCACGCTTCCCGGCCCTCGCGCCCATGCCCGCCATCGGAGCAACACCAGCCGCTGCCATAGCAACAATCTGTCTGTAGGTGTCGGCCAAGTCCTTATTGCCTGCAGCCTCTGCTTGATTGGCAAGGTCAGAGTACTTGTCCGCGTCCATGCCGGATCGTATCTCACCGACCACGGGCAACATGTCCAAGGTAAAACCTAAAGGGTCCTCTTTCAGTCCCGTGTACATAGCCTTGCCTAAAAAACCTACATCCTCGCCCAGCTCAGTAAGTGGGGACTCACTCTGCACAATGTCTTTACCATAACCATAAACAGTGCCGGGAATCTGACTTACACCAGACATGATGTTCTGAAGCATAGAAGCACTTTCGGTCTGAGCCGTGTCGCGTGGTTCTTGGTCCACGGACACAGCTTCAGGCTTTTTTACAGCACCGCCTTGGGCCATGAACCTAGTGCCCATTGTCGGGTCCCTGAGGTCTCTGGGCTGCAGAGCGCCGGTCGCGCCTGCGTATCCGCTGGTCAGGCTAAACGGGTTTCTCGTGCCCGCTTCCATCTCTTTCAACCCGAAAGTGTTGTAGTGGTTCGTGGCGAACTGCTCAAGGGTCATGTCAGAAGACAGGCGGCCCTCGTCTATCTGGGCATTGAAGTCCTCTACTACATCAGGATTAAGCGTAATGTAGTCCGCTATGGTGCCGGTTCGTGGGGCTTGGCCCGGCGTAAACGCTCCGGCCCCCGCGTCTGCTGCAGCACGGGCCTCTCTTGCCTGCTCCTGCCTCATCAGCGCATAGAGCTGGGACCTAGACAGGCCGCCACCGTAACTGCCGGTTCTTTCTAGTAGCGGCTCATATTGCCTGTAAGCCTCTTCCCTGCCGCCAGTAAGCTGACGTAGGTCCTGAGCTGCGCGGCCTCTGGTGTATTGACCAAGCTGATCCGTGGACATCAAACTCCTTGGCCTGCTGGTAACAGAGGGCGGCGTGAAGCTGAACCCTGATCCGGTGGCCGAGAGCAGTTGTGCGGCGGGCACGTAGTCAAAGCCTGTGAGCTGCTGTGTGCCGTATATGTCTTCAGTGACCTCGGCCCGTGGTGGGCTTTCCCTGAACGCTACGTCTAGCGCGGGTTCGCCTGCCGCATATATGTCCGGCTGGGGTGCAATAGGTTGATAGACCTCAGGCGCAACATAGGGCGCTTGGGTCTGGGGAAAGGGGTCTACTACAGGAGGCACCACAGGAGGCTTTTCGGCCTCAGGGACATCAAACAAGATGCTGGGGTCCACGCCCGCCGCTTGAATGTCTGCCAACGTATAGCCACCTTCCAATGCAAGCTCCCTCAGCAGGCGTTTCTCCGCTGGGGTTATGCCGTCTTTTTGCACTTCCTCAACAAACTTACGCCCCTGCTCCTGAAGCGACTTTACGCCGGAATCACCGCGCCTCGCTGCTTCAGCCGCTAGGGCAGGGTTAGCCGTATACGCGGACTCCACAGTGGTTGGCAGGTCAAGTCTTGGCCCAGTGGCAGGAGTAGTGAATATCTTATCCAAGACATTCTGCCCAACACCGGCGTTAATGAGGTCAGTGTTGCTGATCCCTGCCTCAAGCATGATATTGTAAGCTTCAGCGCCTACAGGCTGATTGCCAGCAAACTGGTCTTCTCCAGCCATGTACTTGTCGGCAAGCCCTCGCAAGTTGGCGTAATAAGCCTGCACGCCCTCTTCGCCGCCGCTCTCAAGAGCGCGTTTATAGGCAGCAGATTGATCTAAAGCAGATTCTTGGGCAAGATTTATAGAACCGCCGTTTGCCATACGCAAAGGCAGCTTCGAGAGCATCTCTCGAGCGGAAGGACCGGGCATAAGGGCGTCCCCTTAATTTATTAATAGTCCGGCCATTCTAACCTAATAATACTCGGGCACAAGGTCTCCGGTAGAGTCTTCCTCGGGTTCGTCCGAATACAGCGAGATGAAATTGCCTGCTCGGAA